AATCAAACAACAACAGGAAACGATTTGACAGGTGCAACTGTTAAAAGAATAAGAACACAGGCAAGATTCCTTGATGCCGCTAATTTTCCAAGCAATGTAAACCCATACGGAACCCCAGACAACACGGCAGAATTTCCGCAAGAAATATATATTATTGATAGAAAAGCGGCAGAAAATAGAACTGTTGTTTCTTTTGAGCTTGCGGCAGTTTTTGATATGGCGGGTGTTCGAGCGCCCAAGCGTCAATGTACACGCGCAGAGTTTCCTAGTATCGGATTGATTACAGGATGACTTGGAAGGCTGACGCATTGCTTCATGCCAAAGAAGAAGACCCGAAAGAATCTTGCGGTCTTTTGTTAAATATTCGCGGGAAAGAAAAATATTTTCCTTGTGAAAATTTAGCAATTACTTCGCATCAATGTTTCATAATGAATCCAGAAGATTTTGTAAAAGGAGATGAACTAGGAGAAATTATTGGTATTGTTCATTCGCANCCNACAACGCCGCCTGTTGCTTCAGAAGCCGATAAAATNAGCTGTGAGCAATCAAACTTGCCTTGGTATATTGTTAACCCNAAAACTGAAACGTGGGGCGAATATGCACCGTCAGGATATAAACCAGATATGATCGGCTTGCCTTGGGTTTGGGGCGTTTCTGATTGTTGGTCACTTGTTCGCAGATATTATCAAGAAAAATTAAATATAAATCTTAGAGATTGGGAAAGGCCAACAACACCCGAAGAATTTCAAGACGACCCGATGTTTGAAAGATGCGCAAAAGAAACAGGATTTGTTGAGTTAAAAAATGACGAAAAATTAAAAAATGGCGATTTATTATTTATGTCAATCGGTGCTGTCGGGTTGAATCATGTGGCGATTTTTGTAGATGGTGATGTTATACATCATTTAAGAGATAGACTATCTTGTAGAGAGCCATACAACCCTTGGTTGTTAAAATGCACAGGAATGAGGTTGCGTTATGCTTCGTAAAATTAAGTTATATGGAGAACTGGCAAAAGAAGTCGGTCACAAAGAATTTGAAGATATAAATGTTTCTAGCGTTGCGCAGGCCGTTAGTTTTTTAATAAATAATTTTCCTGAACTGGAAAGTTATATGGCAAATAGATATTATAAGGTTATTGCTAATAATGACGAAATTGGTCAAGACGAGCTTCACAATCCTATTGGTAAATCAGATATTTCTTTTGTACCTGTTATTTCAGGTTCGGGGGGTAATTTCGGAAAGGTGTTACTTGGAGTGGCCTTGATCGGTTTATCTTTTACGCCAATGGGCGCAGGGCTTTTTGCGGGCGGTTCAGGTGCAGGGATAGCGGGTGGCGGTGGATTGATAGGTGCAACAGGTTTATATGCGGCGGGGGCTTATGGTTCGGCGGCTCTCGGTCTAATCGGTGCAAGTTTAGTTTTAAGTGGTGTTAGTGGGATGCTGTTCCCTACACCAAAAACGCCTGAATTTTCAAGTGAACAAGACCCGCGTTTGTCGTTCAGCTTTTCAGGAACGCAACAGACTAGCAGAGCGGGAACGCCAGTACCGATTGTTTACGGCGAAATTTTTACAGGTTCCGTTGTTATTTCTGGCGGTATTGATACGGAGCAAGTTCAGGCATGACTGATAAAAGAAAAATTATTCGCGGTTCAGGTGGTGGAGGTTCGCCACCGCCTCCAAGACAACCGACAAGAACACCTGATACGCTACACAGCAAACAATTTGCAACTTTTCTTGATCTTATATCAGAAGGAGAAATTGAAGGTTCTGCATCGGCTTCAAAGGAAGGAATAACAGACCGCACTTCAGCCGCTTATGTTAATGCGTATCTTAAGGATGTTTTTTTAAATGATACCCCTGTTCTAAAAGCTTCAGCCAGTTCATCAAGTCCATCGGATACAGATTTCAATTTTCAGAACGTAACATTCACACCGCGTTTTGGCACAGCCAACCAAACAAAAGTTGATGGAATTGAAAGTTCTTCTTCAATAACACCTGTCGGCGTTACAGTCACAGCGGCTTCGCCAGTAACGAGACAGATTACAAATTCAAATGTTAATCGAGTAAAAGTATCAATAACGTTTCCACAAATACAAAAAGCAACAACTGACGGTGATCTTTTAGGCTCAACTGTTGAATTAAAAATTGCTGTACAATATCAATCAGGGGGTTTTACTGATGTTATTACAGATACAATCACAGGTCGTACCGCTGACGCATATCAAAAAGATTATTCAGTTAAACTTGATGGGCCGGGCTTTCCTGTTGATATTAGAGTCATAAGAGTTACAGCGGATTCAACAGATTCTTCTTTAATAGATTCTTTCCAATTTTCAAGTTTCGCAGAAATAATTGACGATGTAAGCACTTATGCAAACTCAGCATACAACTCAATAAGGCTTGATTCTCAACAGTTTAGCGCTATTCCCCGCCGTAAATATCGGATTCGTGGAATAAAAGTAAGGATTCCGGGTGCGGGTGCTTCTAGTTCAGGAACGCCAACTGTCGATTCTGCAACAGGCCGGATTGTGTACCCTAACGGTTATATTTTTAATGGCGTTATGGGCGCTGCGGTTTGGACAAGCTGCCCCGCGATGATCTTGCTTGATCTTTTAACTACAGAAAGATATGGATTTGGAACGCATATTGCAGATGCAAACCTTGATTTATTTTCTTTTGTAACCGCATCAAAATTTGCAAATACTCTTGTTGATGATGGCTTAGGCGGACAAGAAGCGAGATTTTCTTGCAACGTAAATATTCAATCTTCTAGTTCCGCATTTGATTTAATAAATGAACTTGCGGGCGTGATGCGTTGTATGCCGATATGGTCAACGGGTTCTATATTATTGGCACAAGATTCCCCTAAAGATTCCTCGTTTCTTTTTTCACTTGCCAATATTTCAAGCGATGGATTCAATTATTCTGGTTCAAGTCTAAAACAAAGGCATTCTGTAATTTCTGTCAGTTATTACAACATGGATTCGCAAGATATAGATTATGAAGTTTTTGAAAATACTACATTATCAGCAAAAATTGGAACTGTTGTTAAGCAAGTAAAAGGTTTCGCGTGTACATCACGGGGGCAGGCGCAAAGATTGGCAAAGGCAATTGCATTTTCAGAAGCAAATGAATCTGAAATGGTGACGTTTACAACATCAATGGAAGGCGGCTTAATGTGTAGGCCGGGCGCTGTAATCAGCATCAATGACCCTGTTCGCGCGGGGGTTAGAAGAAGTGGAAGATTAAAAGCAGTTGGAAATGCAGACGGTACAGATACAACATCGGTTTTTACAGTTGACGATACAGAAAGCACTGATCTACCAACAACAAACAGCCCGACTTTATCTTTAATTTTGCCAGACGGTTCTGTCGAAACAAGAGATATTTCTGATATAACAAATGGCGTAGTCACAGTTTCTTCGGCGTTTAGTCAGACCCCAAACGCAAACACAATATATTTAATACAAAATTCAACTGTAGAATCTCAAAAATTTAGAGTAATTACAGTTGAAGAGACAGATTCAATAAATTATACAATTACAGCATTATCTTATATTGATACAAAGTATGCCTTTATTGAAGATGGCGCAACTTTACCTGTTAGAAATATTTCTATCTTAAATCAACTACAACCACCCCCCTCTAACCTTTCAGCGATAGAAACAATTATACCAATTAATAATCAAGCTGTTTCAAAAATCGTTCTTAGTTGGCAGCCGATTGTAGGAGTTATTGAATATCAAGTAAATTATCGTTATAACAACGGAAATTTTGTTTCAACAAAAGTTTCAAGTCCTGATTTTGAAATATTAAATAGTCAACTTGGAACATATGAATTTCAAGTTTTTAGTTACAACATAAACGCGCAACTTTCTGCGACTTCAAACAATCTTACTTTTAACGCTGTAGGTAAAACTGCACTTCCTGAAGACCCCACAGGTTTAACTATAGAGCCTGTTTCAGACCTCTTTGTAAGACTTCGTTTTGACCCTGCAACGGACATTGACGTTACTCACGGTGGCTCTATTTCCGTGCGCCATACGCCATCTGTAGACCCTGCTGTTGCAACATTTAGTAATTCAACAGAAATTATTCCTAAACTTTCAGGAAATATTAGCGAAACACTTGTCCCCGCTTTAACCGGGACTTACAGTATTAAATTTATTGATGATGGTGGGCGCAGATCAAATAACGCTGCAAGAATAATTGTTACACAACCAGACCCGCAACCAAATCAAATATTATTAACAGAAAGAGAAGATACAGATTCTCCGCCATTCCAAGGAAATAAAGTTAATACTTTTTATGATGCAGATTTTGATGGTCTGTTATTAGATGGCACTANATTATGGGACTCAATTACTCAAAATATTGATGACTTGTCAAATATAGATTTTGCCGGCCCAATTAACTCAAGTGGTTCTTATGAGTTTCAAAATATTATTGAAATGGGTGGAATTTTCAATCTTACTTTAAAACGTAGATTTGTAACTTCTGGTCTTTTACCAAATGACCTTATTGATTCGAGAACAGCAAATATTGATACATGGACTGAATTTGACGGAACTTTAGCAGAGGATGTCAACGCCAAATTGTTAGTCGCTACAACAGAATTAGACACGACAACATCAACAGCCGCCACTTACGAACAAAGCGGCACGACAATTACAATTACAAAATCGTCACATGGTTACGCTGTCGGCGATCAAGTCGTTATTGATTTTACTGCGGGAAGTGCTGAGGATGGTAATTATGTAATTCAAACAGTACCAAACGCAAATACTTTTACAGTTACAGCATCCACAAGTGCAACAATATCAAGTGGAACATCTTGCACATACGGTGCTAATTTTTCACAATTCAATACTTTTGCAAATGGAGAATATAGAGCAAGAGGGTTTAAATTTAAAGTTGAACTTACATCAAATGACCCAGCACAAAATATTAATGTTACAGAACTTGGATATGAAGCAAGTTTGAAAAGAAGAACTGAAACTGTAAATTCAGCAATTGCAAGTCAATGCGCAACAACTGGTTCTGCGAAGACAGTAACTTTTTCAGACCCGTTTTTCACGGGTACTGGTTCTTTAGGCGGCTCAACAACAGCATTTCTTCCAACTGTCGGAATCACTCTTGAAGGCGCATCAAGTGGCGATTTTTTCAATATAACTTCAATTACAGGAACACAATTTGTGATTGAGACAAGAAGTAGTAGCGGCTTAAAAGATTTAAACTTTAAATATACAGCTCTTGGGTTTGGTAAAGGTGGTTAAGAAATAATCGTTGATTTGGTAAATATCGAAAAAATAGGTAGAATAAATTTAAATATTAGTTCATTTTTTATTGTTATTACTTTTTATTTGTAATTAACTCTTTTAAATGTAATTAAAAAACTCTCAAATCCATTGGTATAACTAGCAAATGGCCACAGCAGACTATGTAATAGCCAACCAATCAGGGGCGGCCTTCCGGACAGACTTAAATAATACCCTTGCTGCAATCGTAAGTAATAACTCAAATTCTTCAGAGCCGGCCACAAAATATGCTTACCAATGGTGGGCTGATACTTCCGCTAATATTTTTAAAATTAGAAATTCATCAAACAACGCATGGATAAATTTGTTTTCTCTTGCGGGTGGTATTGATGTAGATGCACAAAGTAATTTTAGAGCAGATATAAGACTTCATGGAACAGGTAATAAAGATTTCTTTTTTGATGCTTCAGCGGGCACTATGTTGCTTGATGATAATGCGAAAATGATATTTGGGACAGATTCAGATTTACAAATTTTTAATGATGGAACAAATTCTTTTATAAAAGATAATGCTGGAGCCTCATTTACTATAGCTGCAACTGAAAGCATAGCTATCAAAACAAATAACTCAGAATTTGCTGTAGCCGTTAATAAAAATGCTGGTGTGGAATTATTTTTTGATGGCACAAAAGCTGCCGAAACTTCATCTTTGGGATTTGCTATATCAGGTGACAAAACATTATTTATCGGTTCTGCTGGGGATCTTAGGTTAGGGCATGATGGTAGCAAATCATTTGTATTGAATGAAAATAGTAATAATAACCTTGAATTGCAATCTAATGGTGGTGTTGACATAATGCATGGAACTGAATACATGGCAAGATTTATTGCAGATGGTAATGTTGTGCTTATGTTCGATAGTCAAGAAAGACTTAAAGTTGATAACACTATTTGTTGTGCATTAGACAACTCAGCAGGCACATCTGGTAAAGGCATAATTGGGTTTGGTAATTCTGGTATGCCTTTTATTGCAGGTTTGGATACAGGTAATCATGGAAGTGGTTCAAAAATGGAGTTTTTTGACGGTGATGGAGATTTGTTTATACAGTGTTTAAGAAATAGTATTGTAAGATTTTATGCTGATGGTGCAGATCAGTTATTTACTAATACTTTTGGCCTACAAATGAAAAATGATAAAAAAATATTATTTAAAAAAGAAACAAGTACATCTGGTTCTGTANNTGT